TATGGCAGTTCTTCTTTCTGCAAACCTGGGAGTGATGAACCTTCTTCCTCTTCCTGCGCTGGATGGAGGAAGGCTGGTATTTCTGGTGGCAGAAGCGATCCGGAGAAAACCGGTAAACCGTCAGGTAGAAGGCATGATCCATTTTGCGGGGCTGATGCTTTTGATGGCGTTGATGGTTATCGTTATGTATAATGATATTCTGAAGATATTCTGATATCTGGCGGAAGAAGGTAAATATCAAGTGTTACTGAGAACGGAGTGAACAATAACTAGCAAGTGCTGTATGATCTGTGAGGAGATGATACAGCACTTTTTTTGTGCAGATATTTATTATATAATAAAGGCATCAGAGTAAAGGGAGATATATAAATTTGAAAAAGGATATTTTAATACTGGCGGCATTGATAGCAGTTGTTATAGCAGTTCCTTTTCTGGCTACAAAGGCAGAAGAGGCAATTCAGATTAAAAATGAGGAATTTAAGGAAAAACAGAACAGGGAATGTTATGAAAAAGCGGAAGAATGTATGGATGCAGGCAAATATGATGAGGCGATAGAGCTGCTGGAAAAACTTCCGGGATATTATGAGGATGTAGAATATATTATCCAATATGCAAAGTTTTGCGATGCTGTTCAGAATGGAGAAGGAATTGAGGAACTGTATAAGCTTATATGGTATGTTCCAAAGGGAGATGAGTACAGTAGCAAATATATAGAAGAATTGAGGAAGGCCCAGAAAGATACAGAAGAACAATACAAAAAATATATGGCACAGAAAGAAAAAGAAGAGGAAGAAAGAATGAGAAAGAAGGATGAGCCATATAAGGGAATGAAAGAAAAATACATAAACATTACGCTTCTGGGAAGGGCAAAAGAGAAAAGAACAGAACATTACTGGCGGGACACACCGGGAAAAAGGACACAGGACATTCAGTACAGATATATGTGGTATAACAGCAATGGAGCAAAAAAATTCATGGCAGTCTGCAGAAACGGACGGGTCAGCAGTGTAGTGGAATTTGTTTCATCCACAACATCCGGGAAAAAAACTTACCGTGGAAATACCAGCAGGAATAATGACAGAAAAGATATGTACGATGTGCAGGATTATGATGATCCGGAAGATTTTTATTATGATCATGCAGATGAGTTTGATGATATCCAGGATGCGGAAGATTACTGGGAGGAAGCACAGTAGGAGATATGGCATTTTGAGATTCTGTACATATACTAGCAGAGAACCAGTGTGCTTTCAGGCACAAAAAGGAGCCTCTGTTTATGAAAAATCATTCTTATATTTCCATGCAGCAGGATATGCCGGATCAGGGACAGCTGCAGGTGACGGTGCTGGACAGTGCCAGTAACCGTCCTGTGGAAAATGCTACAGTGCGGATCTCGTACACAGGAGTCCCGGATAATGTGATCGAAGAAATCCGTACGGATTCCTCCGGAAAAACGCCCATGCTGGAGCTGGCAGCTCCTCCACTGGAATACAGCATGAAACCGGTGGAGCAGCAGCCTTATGCAGAATATACAGTTCGGATCAGTGCAGAAGGTTTTACACCAAAAGAAGTTGCCGGGACAGAAGTTCTTCCCCATTCCATTGCCAGGCAGGGAGCATCCCTTAGCAGACAGCAGGGTAGTGGAGAGGACTATCAGCGGATCGTCATCGGACCCCATACGCTTTTTGGGGAATATCCTCCCAAAAATCCGGAAGCAGAGATCAAGCCGATAAATGAAACCGGCGAGATCGTATTAAACAAAGTGGTGATCCCGGAGTATATCGTAGTCCACGACGGGCCAATAGGGGATACCTCTGCACAGGATTATTATGTAAGATATAAGGATTATATCAAAAACGTGGCCAGCAGTGAGATCTACGCAACTTGGCCGGAGGACACGATACGTGCCAATGTGTAGGTACATAAAGGCTACCTACACTTACTTTTGCTGGATTTTCGGATAAATATCTAAAGTAAAAGAGATGTCATCGCCATTTTTCCATGTATTTTTTGCGTTTTTAGTATAAACAGCCTTTTCTATCAGTTCACGGAGAAATCGGTTCTTTGTAGAGGTATCCCACGTCCAGTAATTTGCGAGAAGATCCTCGCACTTGGGAATAAAAGAGGAACGTTGAAACTGAAGTTCCTGTTCATGTTCAATTTCTTGCTTCAGAGAAAGAATTACTGCATCGCAGGCAGACAGCTCGGCAGCAGTAGCACGGGAGCGTTCAAGAAATTCTTCCGTGGAGTAAATTCCCTGTTCAAGAAGATCATACTGCCTTTGTTTTCTTTTCTTTAAAATATCAATTTCTTTTAATTTTCCTTGAATCATTTTTTCTCTTTCAGAAATAGAAAGAGAATACTCCTGATCGGAAACACTGTTATTTAGTCTGTAGCCATCTACAAGCTCCTGGATTCCGTCAAGAAGAGCCTTTTCAACAAGAGGAAGCTTGCTGCTTATATTGCTACAAGAACTGTATGGGCACCGGATCAGATCACCCTGTCTTCCATTAGGGGATTTACGAGTCATAACATGATCACATTTTCCACAACGAACAATACCGGCAAGAGGGTTACGAAGAACATGCAAAGAGTTAAGCGGCCGTGCAGGATTTTTGTTTACGATATCTTGAGCTTGCTGAAAGAGTTCCCTTGATACAATAGCAGGATGCCTGCCTTTGACAAGAATATAATCCTGAGCGAAAGGACGGGAGATAGTTATTTGCCCATCCTTTATATGCTTTACTGCTTTCCGACTGTTCCATCGTATCATTCCTTCATATACTGGATTTCTGAGAATTGCCTGCACACGAGAAATGGTCCATAGGCCACCATCCATGGTCTTGATTCCGGAATCATTTAATTTACGGCAGATCTTAGCCATTCCAATTCGTTCGCCGGATACTCCATGGACATATAAATTGAATATAAGCTTGACAATCTCTGCCTGGTCAGGAACAGGCTGCAGTGTCCATCCTTTTTCACCAACAAGTTTTACACGGGAATATCCATAAGGCGGCTTACTGCCGCAATATTTTCCTTCTTTTGCAGAAGATTCGCGACCCGCAGTGAGACGGCGGCGAATGGTCTTGTATTCACGCCGGGACATAAAAAGTCCGAATTCAAAATACTCTTCGTCGTATTCGTTGTTTGGATCGTAAGTTTTAAGTGGAGTAATGATTAATGTGTTGGAGTATTGGAAAGATCTGGCAACAACACCCTGGTCAATGGTATCGCCTCTGGCCAGACGTTCCACTTCAACAACAAGGACACCATCCCACATACCTGATTCAACTTCCCGAAGAAGTTGTTGCATAACAGGCCTTGCAGAAATCGTCTCACCGGAAACAATCTCTTTATAGATCGCCCCTACATTATAGCCACGCTTTTTTGCAAGATCCAGCAGAATCCGCTCATGCCGGGCGAGAGTTTCACCTTCGCCCCTGGCTTCAGCCTCCCGATCAGCACGGGACTTACGCAGGTAGATACATACATTTAAAAGTTCCATAATATCACCTCGGTTTAAAATATGTAAAAATGGGTACAAAAATAACGGCCGTACAAATGTTCTGAATGTACAACCGCCTCCGAAGATGATACAATATTTTTGTTGAAAGCTGTAGCATCTCCGGAGATGTTATAGTAATGTCTTGACTGGTATCCGGCCAAGGCGCAAACCGTTCCTGTTGGCGCAGGGGCGGTTTTTATTTATTTAATTTTAATTTTTTTGATATTGCTGTAAGGCCCATATATCTTTTTATGGTTCACAACTTTATAAGTTCGGGTTTTAAAATAATAAGTTTTTTTACTACTCAATCCTTTTATAGTTTTTGAACCGCCTGTAGTGGTAGAATATTTAGCGTTCCTAAATTTTGAATTTGTTGAATAACAAATCTGTACAATGCTCAAGTTGGAAGGTTTTGCAAATTTTAAAGAAGCTGTTTGCGATTTCAGCGATTTTAAATAGGTAATTGTTTGCTTAGCTGGAGTTATATAAAAATAAACTGACTTAGATCCGGAGTATTTGCCAATTCCAGTTATTGTACATTTCGCTTTGCCGATCTGAAGGTTATTGTTGTAAGCAATTTTGTAATCTACAGATTTTTTTAAAACTTTTCCGTTATATTTTACGATAACGGATGGGCAAACCTTCTTTTTAGTATAAGTTTGATTTTTGATAGTTTGCACAGAGAATTTAGAAGCGGAGATTTTTTTGACTGCAGGTTTAGTTGGTTGCGGAGCAGGTGTTGCTTTTGCTATGGACCGTATAGTATAGCGCAAAGCATAATTTCCGATTTTTCCGGTTATAGTTACAATGCCCGGGGAAAGAGCTGTAATATAGCCATTTGAATCAACTGAAATTGAGTTAGGGTTAGAACTTTGCCATTGAATGTCGAAATCATTAGCATTGTGATGCTCAAAAGAAAAAGTTAGCTGGGTGGAATCGCCAACATTTATTTGCTGATTAGCTGTATATTTAGGCGTTTCACTAATAACCTTACAAGTAGCTTTGTATACTCCGTCAGAAGTTTGGCACGTGATCGTGCCATTTTCGGATGCCCAAAAATCTCGGTTGGTAACAACACCATCATTATTTACAGAGATAAAATACGAATCACTTTTCCAAGTCACAGTTTCACCTTCTGGGACATTAATTGGTTTTAATTGGAAAGAACCATTATAACCAAGAATTAGAACGTTATAGTTGAGTTTAAAGTTGATTGAAGGGACAACAGAAACCGTGGTTTCGCTTATAAGAGCATTTGTTGAACGATTATAAGCGGATACTTTTGTAGTTCCTACAGATAAACCTTTAAAGGTTGCAGAATTTACTATTTGAATAAAACTTCCAAATTGAATGGAAGAACGACCGGTGCCAGTTTTTTGCAGATAAGAAGGAGATTCTATTTTCCAGTCTACTTCGTAATCACTTGTTGCATTAAATGACAAAGTAATTTCTCCTCCAACAGAAACCTTATTTTCAGCAGCATGCACGGGAAAAGAAAACAGAAAAATTAAACATAGGACAGCTAAAATGGTTAAAAAGTGATTTTTTAGATTCTTTTTCATAAAGATCCTCCTTTAAAATATAATATACATAAATAATACGACGTTCTTTACAGAAAATCGCTTATTTGTGTTCTTTAGCATAAAATAAAAAATGCGCTGTCATAATGACAACACCTTAAGATAATCCAAGCAACAAGATGGGCGGCGTATCCATCATCTCAGGTACTCTTGTGAGTGTGTCGGGAGCCTTTCCGACCTTTGCTACTTAGTTATTACTCTATGCCATCATTATGCATTTATTATAAAACATCAATTCTCATCACAGCCAGCTGGGGAACAAAATAGATCATATAATTATCCACAGCAACATACTGCCCATATTTGGAACGGTAGCAGTCGATCACTTCAATGAGATAATCCTCCGGTACATCCAGATACTCAGCCATCTCATGAAGATTCCGGCAGCGGGCTGCGTAAGCCTTAATGATCCCGATCAGGCCAACACGGAGATTGTAGCCGTAAAGCCTGGCGCGGTATTCCTGCTTTCGGTTCATTACATCAGTTGACTGTTCCAGGATGTTTCCGGTGGTGGTGTAGTGGTGACCAAGTTCTTCAGCCAGCACACAGGATTTTTCTGCCTGAGTGTCAATACTTTTTCGAATAGCGATACGATTGCCGCGGATCAGCCCATCATGATTTTGAAGTGGACGTTCTTTTACCGTAAGACCGGCCTGATCGGCAGTAGTTAAAAGTTGTTCGTAGGTCAAATAAATCAGTCCTTTTAATTCAAATTACGGATTTTAAAGACAGATACGCATAACTATGCTCGTACATATACTCAGGAGCACAGTCAATATCTTCGTTCATCCAGGTGACGACTCCATCTACGATTTTGCAGTCTTTGAATATTTTTTCATCAGTTAATGGAGCGAAAGCAGGGCCATTTAATAAGGAAGCATCAAAAAGTCGCTGTTCACCATTTGAAAAAGTGAGAAGCATCATCATATCATCCAATGCTTTTGCTGCAATAACCTGTACATTTTCCGAAGCATTAAACACAAAAATCCCTCTTTACTGTAATAGTTTTAAGGTAAAATATGGTTTGACAAATATTTTAACACTTTGTATAATATACTTAACAAGAGAACCGTTGGTCAGCGTACACCTGACCGCCGGCAAGAGTAATTGCTAAAAATAGCGCCTTATCTTACCAGGACGAGGGCGCTATTTTTTATGCATAAAAGTGATAACAAGAGTTATGACTGCACAAAGCATAATTACAAAAGTAAATAAATCATTGTATGTAACCATCAGCACCAGCCTCCTTTCACAGAAGTGTCCGGCGGCTGACATAACGCCCCAACAGTTCCCTGGGTAAGTATATTATATTGTCAAAGTATCTGTCAGTCCGATCGGATATGTTCTATTCCCATTGAGAATCATCGTTCATAATATCCAGATCATGCTGAACACCTTCAGGTGTTTGTTCTACATCAGTTCTAACGTGAGCAGCGAGAAGATCTTCCTCCATCTGTTGGGTGGAGAGAAGGTTCTTTGAATATGTGAAAACTTTTCTCTGGTTGTGTGGCGTAAGCTGTTCGCATACTTCAATGATTTCCTTGCATTGAGCAGACTTTGGAGCTGTCTGAAAGGATTTCACCTTATCTGAAACTCTCTCCATAGGAACATCAAATCCCATAAGCCAGGCCTCATTAACATTTAATGCAGCAGCGAGAGCATCTATATTATTTTGACGTGGTTTATATTTCCCAGATATATAAGAACTTAATTGACCTTTATCAATGTTTGCTTTTGAAGCAAGCTGACTCTGAGTTATTTCACGAAGCTCCAGCCCCTGCTTTATTCGCTCTTTTATTTCAACTTTATTCAAGGCGTTATGATCCTCCTTAAAGATTTCTTTAATAGCATTATAAAACAGGGTTGAGAAAATATCAATAATTATTTAAAAGAATTGAGAAAAACTTAAAAAATACATTGACACGAGCGTAAGGCAATGCTATTATAAATACAGTTGAGAAAAACTCAACGCAAGGAGGTGAAAGAACATGCCTTATGATTACAGGAAACTGAGAGGCCGTATAAAAGAAAAGTTTGGAACACAAGCGGAGTTTTCAAAGAATATAGGACTGTCAGAGGTTTCGGTAAGCAATAAGTTAAATAATGTCGTGGACTGGGGGCAAGACGAAATGGAAAATGCGATACACGCATTGGAAATTCCGTTTTCAGATATACACGCTTATTTTTTTACTCATAAAGTTGAGAATATCTCAACTAAATAAAACTGCATAGGAATAAACACAACTATAGAAAAGAAGGTGAAGGGAGATAGAAGAAAAGGTGATTATATCAAAGAAAGTGTATATATCACTACTTTCAACCATGCTGACGTTAGCTACTTTTTCAGCGTGCTGGTGGCTTCATAAAATGTTTTTTCTTATTTTAGTTTGTACATTTTACTCTACAAAGAAGCTTATCGGTGAAGTAATTGGAAACATAAAATTTGAAGATGAGAAAGCTGATTAGCATTTTATGAAAGATATTACAACAGTATTACAGGAAAGAAGGCTTGTAGGATAACCATTGAGGCCCGCAAGGCCGGATAGGAGGTGAGAGAGGTGATAGTGATTATGGCATCCGTAATTGTATCAGCAATCACAGCCAAAATAGTAGCCACCTACTATTTCAAGAAAGTAGATGGCTATGTAAAAGAAATGTGTGAAATGACAATTAAAAGCAATGAAAATACGTTGGTTACTTTACGCAGACTTCAAAAAAATTCTTCCCAAGAGGAGTGAAAAAACCAAGATATTTATGAATAGTTGCTCTTTTTGAAGCGTAAGAGCGAATAGCTTTTGAAGAAAAAGTCTTATAGTAATCGGTTTCCTCAAACGGAGCATAAACTGACTTATCTGAAAAAGAAGAGCTAGTATCTAACGCAATTATTCCAAGTCTTTCTAAAGATGAAATTGCGGAAGAGGCACTCCACATATCAATATCTGAAAGCGAAGATATATAAACGGCAGGAAACTGTAATTCGTAACTGGAGGTCAGATGATTTTCAAGCACATAATCAACAACCGGAAAATTATATTTAGGGTGAAGTGTTTTTAAAATTCTGGCATCGATGGGGCTCATCTGCTTGATAATTTCTGCAAAAGATGGGTGAACATTTGAAGTGTAATGGCTATCCATAGATTTGGAAATTAAATTTACAAACAGCTTACGAAGTTCTTCTGATTCAATACAGTATTTGGAATTTTCAAGAGCTTGGGCTGTTGTTTGAATACTAGGCTCTATAAGGTTTTCTTCGGGAATAGATGCAATTTTTTGTGACAATTCTTGCTTGTAAAGTTCCAGATCATGAGCATATTTCATGCGACGTTTATCAGCGGCTTGAGTAATTCCGCCAAACACTAGATACCATACATCAGCTAATGTTTGGCCTACTCCTTGAGTTGGCTTATCTGTAAGGTTTTTTACAGCAGTGTCAATAGAATCTGGAAGATCAGGCAAATTAATCAAGGAAGAGTTTTTGTCAGACATATTTTTTCCTTCTTTCTTATGTATTAGGCATGGCAGTGCCTGTAAGAAAAGAATAGGAGAGAAACAGTAGAAAGTCAATATCAACAGAAACACAATTTTCATACGATAAAACAGGAGGTGAACCAGATGGCAGTTATCAAAGAAATCAAAAACGGATCCGGAGGAGTAATCCGGATCCACGACGACTACTGCAAGAACAACACTCCGGAAGACAACCAGAAGATCATAGATAACGTATCCCGGATAGTGAATGATTATTACATAAGAAAATCCGTGGGGTAGAGGAGACGAATAAAGATGCAGAAGAACTTAATCATCAGCCTGATTACAGGCCAGCTCGTAGCATTACTTCCACTCTGGGACTGGGGCGATAAGCTCACATTCCTGACAGGAAGCATCTGCATAACGATCGTGGCCATGATAGTGATCACATGGCTGGAAGATAGAACCAGAGCAATGAAAAGAGCCCTCACATCGGCAAATGTAAAGGGCTCACGTAATTAAAGACAACTTCAGTATATCAAATTTGGAGAAGAAATCAAGAGGTAAAAGAAAAAAGGCTCAGGTGTTGCACCACCTGAGCCAGGACCATCCGGTCCCTAGAGTAAATTAGTTTACATAAATATAACACCAGGGAGCCGGAAAGTCAAGCATTCGGCGGTTATGTACCGCTATATTTTTAACCTTTTTTTGAGGGGACAAGATCTCCTTGCAGGCTTGATTAAACGTATTAGAGATGAGACGAGGGACACTTTTATGAAGTGTGGGTATATAAGGCAGACCTGGGACTGTGGGAACACCAGAGAAGTAGAAGAAAAACATACAGGAAGATATGGTGCCAGGGGACAGAAACGCCAGAAAAAACGGAAAGCTACCCCGGAAGAAATTGCAAAGCAAAATCAATGGAAAAGGGAAAGGGATGTTCGCAGGCTGATCAAGTGGAATTTCGGAATAGGAGATTACTGGTTCACGCTGACGTACAAGAAAGGCTCACGGCCACCCTGGAAACAGATGCAGAAAGATATGTCAAAATTCATTCGAAAGCTCCGGGACAAGTATAAAAAATATGGATGGGAACTGAAGTATATATACCGGTTAGAAATCGGGAAGAATGGAGGACCCCATGTACATATTTTAATCAATCGGAAGTCAAACGATGAAACAGACACAGGCCTGCTGGTAGAAACACTCTGGGAACATGGCCATGCACAGACAAAAAGGGTGTATGACGTTGATTCTGGAGAACTAGCACAGTACATAACCAAGCCGCTGCAGGATCATGAGCCGGAAGATCTGAAACGGTATCACCCGTCCAGGAATCTAATCCGCAAAGATCCAGAAAAAGAAGAGATAAACAGAAGAAGCTTGCTGGACAAGCATGGAAGGCCGCGAGATCCGAAGCCACCAAAAGGCTGGGCGATCGTGCCAAACTCAGTAAAATGCGGAAAAAACAAGATAACAGGATACGCATACCGACATTACATATTGATCAAAACAGAAAAGAGAAGGAATTAACATGCAGCAAGTAAATGTTTTTATTGAGACAAGCAGCCGGTTTCGCGGAAATGTGGAAAGAAAATGCGGATATGTGCTGTCGACTCAGCTCCGGACAGGGAAAGAGACAAGGGAGCATTTTGGAAGGGTAACTGGAACATATCATCAGGCCATATTGCTTACCATGGTGGATGCACTGGATCACATGACGAGAACCTGTGACGTGTGCTTTTACATAAGCGATCTGTATGTTACAAGTCGCCTGGGAAAGATCACGGAAATGGCCAGATCCGGCTGGCTAGACACAAAAGGAAAGCCGATCGCGAACAGAGAGGAATGGCGCAGACTGTTTAAAGCTATAAATCAGCTTCCGGATCCACACAAAATCTCTGCAAAAACAGAGAAACACAGTTATTCCGCATGGCTGCGAGAGGAGATGAAGCACCGTGAATGTGGAAGAATACTGGGGCAAGGGCTGGAGCCTGCGCCCGGAGCACGACAAATCAACAATGGAATGTCTGGGTACCATTACTAGATCCGGTATCCAGTTTACATACTATAAAGACGAAAAAGGAGGAATATGGTTTGATGATGAACCGATCGGAGGAAAACCAGAATGGATGCAGAGAGCAGACAAGGAACGAAGACGAAGGCATAGACGGCATTCTTGAGGAATTAATGGCACATGTCTGCGATGAATTGTGCAGGTTTCGAGAAGAAATGCAGGGAGATTTGATGGACAGGATATGCGGACGTTGCGGATTACAACAGTATACTGACAGAATCCGGGAGGAATATGAGAAGATCAATAACTTTGATAAGAGCCAGACCGGTCAGCTTATGAACAGATATCGTAAGATCACACTCTGCAAAGACTGCAGGTACAGAGCTAAAGGAAAGTCAGGATATCACTATTGTAGAACAGGGTTTGGCCTTCCAGTTGTACCGTTGAGAGAAAATGATGGATGCAGCAGGGGAGAGGAAAGATAAGGAGGATATCATGAGAACAATAGCAATCATCAATTTAAAGGGCGGTGTGGCCAAGACCACATCAAGCATTAACATCGCATACATACTGATGCGGAAAGGATACAAGGTGCTTTTGGTCGATAATGACAAGCAGGGGGACTGTTCACGTGGAATGAATCGCCGTACCCAGGATGGGGAAGGAATTGACCGGATCATGGTAGATCGGCATCCGGATATGGAAAAGCTGATCAACAAGACTGACTATCTGCATCTGGATATCATCACAGCAAACCTCGGTCTCCTGACTGCAAACATGGAAGTGACCATGGACCGTGTACGCCCACAGCAGAACCGGTTGAGAAAGGCACTGCAGCAGGTAGCCGATAATTACGATTTCTGCGTGATCGATAATGCTCCGGATATCAATGTGTCGGTGATCAACGCCCTGACTGCCGCAGACGATGTCCTGATCCCAGTGGAAGTAGATGATAACACGCTGGAAGGTATGAACGAGCTTCTGGATCAGATCGATGATGTAAAAGAAGAATTGAATCCGGATCTGAGGAACGTGCGTTGCTTTATAACAAAATATCAGAAATTCAACCAGGCGCACCTGCAGGGCGCAGAGATCATCGAAGAACAGTACCCGATCATGAGAACGAAGATACGCTTTTCTGGCGTAGTAGCAAGAAGCACATTTGTGCGCATGCCTGTAGCCCTGCACAGTCCCAGATCAGCGGCAGCAGAAGACTATGAAACCCTTGTGAATGAGTACCTGGATATGATTGGAGATGAAGACGATGGCGAAATTTGATCTGAAAGGACTTCTCAATGACAGATCAGTCCCGGACCGGCAGCAGGATCAGAAGATTGTATACCGGAATCCAAAAGATCTGATCCCGTCAGAAGAAAACTTCTACAACACAGAGAAGCTTGAAAGACTGAAACAGTCGATCAAGCTTCTGGGGATCCTTCAACCGCTCCTGATCGAGAACAGGGATGGGAAGGATTACGTTATAGCCGGCCATTGCCGCCGGAAGTGCTGTATCGATCTGCTCAATGAAGGAAATGACAGATTCAGCCGGGTCCCATGTATATATAAAACACAATCGGAACTGGAACAGGATGCGTGCCAGGAAAACGACATAGTACGCCAGATCATGATCATCCAGGCGAACTGCTATCGCGATAAATCTGATTGGGAAAAAATGACCGAAACGCTCAAGATGGAAGGCCTTGTGAAAGAACTCCGTGAGAAATCACCGATGGAAGGAAAGACAAGAGACATCCTGAAAGACCTGATCGGAACATCCGGCGGCCAGCTGGGAAGATACCATGCGATCAGCACAAACCTCTGTGAGCAGCTGATGTCAGAATTTAAAGAAGACAGGATCAAGATTTCCGTGGCCTATGAAGCGTCAAAACTCAATAAAGAATATCAGAAACAGGCTTGCGAGTTATACGAAGAAGCAGGGGTCTTGACACTGGATGATATCAGAGACCTGTACCGGCAGCAGGAAGCAGAGAAAGGCATTCCTGGCCAGATGACCATCGAAACAGCAACCGGCCAGAACAGACCTCCGGAAGATGATACGGAGATTCCGGCAGAGACACAGATTGAGCGTTTCTATGAGAGCACAAACAAGAACATGAAGAATTACATCATCCAGGAAGACAAGAACATGACCATCTTCATGCTTTCGAACTTGTACGGATCAGCACGTGTTCGAAACGGACACCTCAATTACCGGGGATCAACCGCCGGGATCACCTTTAATCCAGGAGGGGTATTTGAACACGAGCTGTCCTGGCAGTCCCTGGCCAAGATCCTGATCGGGAAGCATGGGCATAAGAAACCGGTCAAGATGGTACCTGTAGATACACCGGACGAAAAGCAGCAGGAATATTTTGCTGAGGGCAACAAAATGTCAGACCATTCAGGCAAAGCCGCCACATTGCCAATCATGAAAAATAATGATCAGAGAAAAGAATGGCTGAGAAACTATAAAGCCTGGGGAGTGTGGTACGAAGATAAAAACATCGGTGTCAAGTACTACAAGTACGATTTCGAAAACGGTGCCCGTCTGATTGCTGAAGAATATGAACCGGATTCGCGCAATCAGAACAGTTGGTGGGTATCAAATTTGACGGAATCGCACTATATGCACCTTGTTGGAGGTCCGGAGCCAGAGCATAAGAACAACATACCGAAATGGACATATCATACACGATACAACAAATTTCCAAATTCAGAATCAGAGTTAGTTGAATTCTTGAAGGAATTACAGAAATAAGGGTGTTTTCGAAAATTCGATTAACATATATAACTTGCCGCATGAGCCTGTCAGAAATGCGGCAGGGGAAAGGAGGGTGTCCGATTCGGACACATAAAAAATGTTATTTCCAAAGACAAAAGCAAAAACAAAGAAAAAGAGGATGCGCCATCCGGCCAGCATCCTACACGATAAAAGCAGCAGGACCTGTTACCTCTGCGTAACACTTCACGATAACTGGAACGAACACAGGATCCTGGATGAACATCACATATTCGGAGGGCCCAACCGGAAAAATTCTGAAGAGTATGGCCTGAAAGTATACCTGTGCCATGACCATCACATCTACGGTCCAGAAGCAGTGCACAACAACGCCCGTATCCGTCATGAGTTACAGCGGACAGCACAGAGACTATTTGAAAAGCAGCACAGTCACAAAGAATTCATGGAGATATTCGGCCGGAATTATTTGGATTCGGTAGAGATAGGGGAAAACAATGAGAAAGAGGATGAACCTGTATAAGGTAGTAGACCAGAACGGGAAGCAAGTATTTGACGACTTGTTGATAGCCAGACAGGTCACAGAGAAAACCGGATGTACAAAGAATAATGTAGCCCAGGCAGCAGCCAATTTCGCTCTTGTGAATAAGAAGTATCGAATTATCCCGGAAGACATCAAGCTGAGTAAAGCATTAGATGTTGAGCTCCTGGCGGAATGGGACAGATACCGGAAGTGGATGTTAAAGGCAGCAGGGAGGATGAAGTGAACAAGAGACAGAAAAAGAAACTGTTCAACAGAAAATGCGGATACAGCATAACAGGATGTCAGAGAGAAGCTTTTGTGTTTTTGTTCCAAGTGTTTACCGGGATAGGAATGACAGAAAAAAAGTGGGAAAAAGCAGAAAAGATACTAAATGCGTTTATTATAAGCAAAGCGTATGACCGGAATACCAGAAACGTAGAGAATTTTAATCGAATCATAGCTGAAAGGAGAAAATGATGGGAAACACATGTAAAACCTGTATCAACAACGATGATGGTCTTTGTGATCGCAAAGGAATCCTTGTAGAAGATGAAGATTTCTGTGAGCATCACTGGGCAGCAGGAAAGAAAATCAGAATGAAAAGACATGAGAAGAAAATAGATATCACACCAGAACTGATGCTGTCAGCATATAACACACTGATCCAAGGGTGTAAAAGCCAGCCGGCCAGTGAAGATGGAACTTGCAGCAACTGCATCTTGTATCAATACTGTCCAGGTACATCAAATCTTCTCCCAGAAGACTGGAAGGAGATACACTATCCACACCTGGAAGGAAACACACTGCATTACATAAAAGCCGGTAAGGTCAAGCAGATTGTATTTGCCAGACGGGAAGATGCAGAGGAAAGGCTTGCGGAAATGAAAGAAGGTGTGAAATGAGTTATAAGAACAACGAAGGATATCCAGATCCGACAGCTGGAAAGGCAGTCCGGTCAGCAGGGAGGATGCCGACGCACATCTATAATGCCTTTTGCGTTCTGAACAATACAGCAGGTCTGCTGGGATTAGAGATTACAGGACTGAGGGATAAAAAAAACAGGTCGTGAATGGCCACAGAGGAGGTGAGAATGATGTGGGTAATATTTCTTGGTTCCGGTATGGTGTTCGGAATCGCAGCCCTGGTGCTGGCCTGGATTGGAAGCAGAGTGATCCTGTCGATCAGGCGGCAGCAGAAGAAATTCGAGATTGAAGATGAAACATACAACAAAGTAAAAGAAGCTATCAAAGAAAAGGAGAACAAAAATGAAAAGTAAGATTATTATCGGAATCGTGGCAGCAGTAGCAGTTCTTGGCGGAGGATACACAGTATCAAGAATGGATTTTATCGGCACAGGCAAAGTCGGCATTGTTTATAACTATAAAGACGGAGTACAGGACACAGTACTCACCCCGGGAATGCATTTTATCGCACCGATGAACAAAGTAAAGGAATTTAGTACCAGCAATGAGATCCTTGTCCTCACAAAAGATAAAAGGGACGGCAGTAAAGAAGATGAGTCTTTCAAAGTAGCCACATCGGATGATGCCAGCATTGCAGTATCTTTCCAGATGAGTTACCGATATGATCCGGACACGGTGATTGATACATACAAACGTTTCAAGGGAATGGACGGAGAGGATATCATCGAAAACCGTGTAAAAACTGTTCTGAAATCAAAAATCTCGGAGATTACAACGAATTATTCCATGATGGACATCTATTCCGGAAACAGATCCGAACTGAACAATGCCATTACGGAATATCTTAACAAGGATTTTCATAAAAAGTACGGCATTGAAGTTCTGGA